CATACGCAACTGGTTGATTGGACGCAGTGCCTTATGTAGATGGGATACGACCTTTGCTCTTTGGTCGTCGAGTAACCCAGAGGTCACATAACTGACAGAGTCGTTTGACAACTTAACAGCATTGTTCTTGCCAGCAGCATTTGCTGCTCCACCACTGCTCTTGTCGTTTGCTGAACGCTCGGTGTATATGTAGAACTCTTCAACTTTGTCTACAACAGTGACACCAGATGCCTTGTCTTCTTTTCGTTTAACGTTCTTGACCTTGCGGATCTTCAAGGAGTCGATACGACGAACTTCTTGGATGCCTTGCTTTAGGTCGGAACTTACAACGAGGTGATGGTACAGACGTCCGTCGATGTACCAGTTACGGAAAATGTCGTGAGCGTTCTCATTGAAAGAGAGCATGTTCAATACATTTTGGAATTCAACGTGAACCTTTTTCTTAATACTCGGAGAGAGTTCAACAGCGTCGAGGTTCAACTCAACTACGTTCTCATCGTCCGGAATTACGATTGCTTCGTTTACGATTTCTTCAATCGCCATGTCTACTTCTGGATGAGTAGATGCAGTGCGATACTTGCGGATAAGGTCTGCTTGATCCTTCACCTGAAGGTCAGCATAGATGTCCATGTGTGTGCCAAAGTGCGCACCAAAACCAGAAGAGGTCACATATCCTGCGCCGTCTTCGTCAGTAGGCGGTACTACAGAAGCAGCAGGTTGCGGAGTAACAGCATCCTGATCCTTCTTAGAACGCTTCACTTCAAACCCAAATAATTTAATGCCTTCTGCCATTTTTTAGTTTCCTAGTTGGTAGAAAAGGAGAGGGGGAAACCCCCTCTCCTGCTCTTACTTATACGACTTCTCCAACCCTTAGTTGGTGTTGTCGTTGGTCCAGTAGTCAAACTCGAGGGTAACAGTGAACTGCTCGATTTCTGCAACCTGTGCATAGTCGAGATCAATCGCTGAAACGTTTACAGGGAAAGCATTGACAAGAGTGTACTTCTTGACTTCACTTCCTTTCTGGTCGAGTTGAGCAACAGTCATATCAACAGCGTAGGTTGAACCTGCGTCGTTGGACTGTGTTCCTTCGTTTCCACGGTGGGAGTTTAGACCGTCCATCCATGCTTCAAATCCACTACGGACTGTGAAGTTGGTGTCGTTGTATACGGTGATTGTCCAAGGTTCGAACGTTCTATCACCTGCCAACTTGACGATACGACCACGGAAAGGAACTTCTACAAGTCCTACAGTGGACGCCGGTAACTGAGCACCGCGACACATGAAGTCAGTCATTTCGGTATCACCACCAGCATAACCTGGGAAGTTCACCTTGACTGAGAACATGTTAGCGCGTGCACCGCCACCGGTCAACTTACCGCGAAACGCATCTACATTAAGTACTGCCATTTTTATATCTCCTTAATTGCGAGTCGGGTTAGAATTGCACGCCAGAATTAACGATCTCTTCGAAAGACGCACCAGTACGAGTAGCAACAAAGTTCAGAGTAATGAAGTTGATGCTGCGTGCAGGTTTGATGAAGAGAGTAGCAACGAGTTCGTTGCGATCGATAACTTCTGGAGTGTTATTGGATTCGTCACACTGGACGAAGAAGTCCTGAATACCGCGACGTGCTTGCACTTCACGAAGAAGTGGTTCAACGATAGCGACAAATTCTGAACGAGTAAACTCGTCGTTGAATTCGAACAGGAAGTTTCGTGCAGATACAGCGACTGATTTCTCAAGGGCAAGGAACAGACGACGAACGTTGATGCGATCAAACGCAGACGGACGTGCCAGTTTAGTCTTGTCACCCCAAAGAAGCATGCCACGACCTGGATATTGTACGATTGGGTTTACGCCCTTCTTGTACAACTCGTCGCGCTCTGCCTTGTTAGGAGAGTATGCAAGGTTGGTAACACCAACGTATTCACCGCGACGCTCACCAGCAGGAGAGTACCATGGACCGAAGTTAGCATCGGTTGCAGCAAGGATACCAGCAGTGGTAGATGCAGCAGGAACGTAGATGTAGTTGTCGTTGTACTTATCGTACATACGGAGGTAGTTGTTATCAACGATCAAGTAAGAAGACGCAGAGAACTGGTTAGTAGTCTCGAGAGTGTCGTTTACTGGGTTGATGTTATTAACTACGTCGCTACGAGCAGGAGAAGTTACGACAACACAATCCTTACGGGTAGTGCCGGCGATTGCTGCCAGATCGTTTACAACAGTTACTTGATCCGTGGAGGTGTTCATTCCAGGAGCAATGAGGATAGACACGTCAATTTCTTCAGCGTCTTCGAAGTTATCAAAACCTACAGCGATATCGCCAACGTCAAGAGTTCCGTGATCCTGACCGCCACCAAGGGAAGCAGTTGCAGAGTCAGCAGACCAAGAAGCGTTTGCAGCATAGTCGGTAGATGCGCCGACTGCTGGTGCAGTACCCCAGTTAGTTCCCTTCATGAAGTTAGCGGAATCGAAATCGCCAAACCAAACAAAGTTAGAACCGTTATTCAGGACAGTCTTGATGAAGTTATCAGATCCGTCTACAGTCTTTGCACCCTTAGCAACTGAAAGGAATGGGAATGTCTCGAGGACAGTACCTTTAGTTCCGGTGATGAGACCGTCTGAATCGATAACAGCAAGGTGGATTTCGTCGTTTACAACAGAACCAGATTGGTTAGATGCCCATCCAGAAGTCCCTGGAATTGCGTCGAACTGACCTGCGTATTCCCAACCACTCCACAGAGAGTTGGTAACACTTGAAGTTGCAGACTCACCTGACTGGATCGCGAATGCGGATACAGCGATTGAGTTACCCAAAACTCCAGGATACTTTGCTACGAACATCTCGCTCAGTGCCTGTGACTCAAAGTGATCTTCGTTCTTAACTGAAGTCTTTGCGCCAGACAGAGTTGCGTTCAAAGCAGAGTCGCCGATAGCGACTGTTCCTGTTGGGATAGTACGGTTTACGATAAGGTTTCCAGAGTAACGCAAGTACTGCGCAGCGGAGAAATAATCCACTGAGCGTTCTGCGTCCGGTGTACCAAACTCGCTTGCGAGTTCATCTTCCGATTGGACGATAGTTGGTACATCAACTGGACCCCACTTGAATTGACCTACAAAACCGGCAAGTGAAGTATCGACATTTGGGACCACAGGGGTCAAGTCGAATTCACGAACCACGATTGCAGGAGACAGTGACGGTGATGTTAATGCCATGTTAGTTTCCTCTTTGCAAAAAGAATGATAAGGTTAGTATACATTATAAGGATGGCACCGAAGTGCTCATAACAGTTATTTATACTATTAATAATCTTCGTCTGGTCGGTGCATAGACCAAGGGTCGAGTCTATCCTCATATGTAATCTCGGGAACATGGTCTTGCTGGAAACCGAAGGGTGGTACATCTGCTTCAATTTCCTGCATCCTTTGTTCGAACATCATTTTCTTGACATCAATATCCGTCATCTCGGCAAAGAACGTTGTCTGCACAAAGTAACCCAGCATAACAAAGTTCATAACCAGATCGTCATGGTTACCAGAAGTTGCCTCGTAAGAAGCACCTTTTGCCTCAAACGTAGAGATCTCTAGTATAGTGTTCTCGTCTACGATGTCAAGTTTTTTCTCTTCCATTAGGTCTTTGAATCCAGAACAACCCAATCTCTTGGTTCGTCTGTTCATCTCTACACCGATTCCGGAAGATTTGGTACTGGAAGTCATGTGGACTTCCTCATACTCTAGTTCGTGGTACAACCCGTTACACACCAATTGTCCGGCATCGTTGGATTCAATTACCACGTGAGCATTATTGTAGGATTTCGCCCATTTATAAATAACATCTGGAAAGAGCAAAGGAGAAATAAGGTTATTGCGATAGACCGCGACCTGCTTAAAAGGTCTGCTAGAAATATCGATGACGTTGAACGTCGAATAATCCTGCCCTCTTCCCTTCGATACGTCGACACACATGACGTAGTTCGACCCTTTACGGGCATCATCATAGATCAAGAGGTCGCCACCCTCGAGTATTCGTAGTGGTCGGGCGGTCTTTAGGTTGAGCAAGCACTCTGGATTGATCAGGGTATTCCCAGTACCAAAGAACGTGTTACCGAATTCTTGGTCAAACTGTATCTGGGAAGTGTTCGATACCGTTTCCTCTTTCCACTTCTCGTCTCGTCCAGGTACATCCCACCAGTCAACACGGAACGGTTTAAACTCGTTCACTCCCTGTACCGCACCTTCCCATATCTTGTGGAACGGATTACCGATACCGTTGGCAGTAGAGGTGATGATCACCTTGGTGTCCTTACCGGACGATACAACTGGATAGGTCGAGGTGTAGAACTCGGCGGCACGTTCAACGAACGCAAACTCGTCCATGAACAGAAGGTTGACCGACTGACCACGGATAGAAGAACCAGACGTTGCTGCTGCGAATATCTTAGAGTTGTTGCTGAATTCGATGCTTCCCTTGTTCAACGTCTTACATCCAGGTTGAAGGTAGAAGGGAAGGTTCTCCAACATCAGAGTGATACGAGACAGCATCTCCCTCGCAGTAGCACCCTTGTTCGCTACAATGGCAATGTTCTTCTCTGGGTTGAACAGAGCGTACCAGAGGAGGTATGCAACAGAGGAGATGGACTTACCAGACTGACGACAGGCGAGGACGATAGAGAAACGATTGTCGTTGAAGTGTGTGAACATCTTATCCTGATACGGATATAGTTCGAACGGCACCAGACCATCGTTCAGGTTAATTACTTTCAGGTGAGTGCAAGCAAAGTACGCGGGGTCTGCCATACACTTGGCATACTCGCCTACTTTCTCTTGAGTCCAGTCTTCTTCAACTCCGTCACGCTTAACGTGAGGATTTCCAAGGTAGGATGTATCCGACTTATTCTTCGTCGTGTCCTGTATGGTCGATTGCGTCATACTGAGGGGTCACTTCCTTCTCATTATTAATGTCTTTCAACATTCGCTGCAATTCAGTAGTTGATCCAACAAACACATTGTTTGTGGTTTGCCCAGCAGGTAGAGCAGGGACAGAAGTTTCTTTCTTGTCCAAGTCTTTCTTCTGCTTGTGGAGGGTCAACAACTGGTTGGAAACGTCCGATGTGTCCTTTATGAGTTTAGCGAGGACTTCATATGCACGTGGGTGCTCTGATGCCTTTGCGACTTCCAGCATCTCCTCTACACCGTCACGACCCTTACAGATCATATCGTATAGGGTTTCTCGGGCAAATGCGTAGTCGTTATCTTTATCGCTATCTTCACTCATACTTTATATAGTCAATCAAGAACGGTCACTATCGACGAAGGTGCAGGTCGAAATGGTATAGTCGGAGTCCGGAGAGACAGGGTGCGGGTTTGTTTCCACACGCAGAGTCTGGAGGTACTCGTCTGTGCCTTGTGAGTCTACATCCATATCGTACATATCGACATCGATACGAGTAATGAGACTGCTTTCTTGAGGTTTTGGACCATAAAAGTTGACCTTCATATCGAAAGTCAGAGTGTAGATGATAGTGCGGCGGTCTTCCATGTTGCCTTCAAAGTTATCACTGAATACAACAGACTGTAGGATGACAGGAACGTCTTCCTTAATGTCTGGGAATCCTTCGATTGGTTTGAAGGTTATGTTATACTGCGGGGCAAAGTATGGTAGGATCTGCTCAACGACCTGTAGTGCGTCGTTGTGTTGCTTTGCATATACATTCAACTCGAAAGTAATGATGTATGGAGTAGCAGTATGAAACTGTGCTCCCTTTGTATTGTCTTCGGTGCCGACCTTACAAAAGGTGTTCATCTTTGGTAACTGTCTTTGTGCGTCGTACTGGAGGTTTACCACCTCGAAAGACATACGTGGCAGTTTGATTGCGAGTTGCCTTTCGTTATCTTCCCCAACATTCATCTCAGCAATGCGCTCTAAGAACTTACGCTGAGGGGCATATGCCAGTGGGACTTTCATCTGGTCTAGGACGTTGTTACCAGACTTGCGGATAACATACAGGTTGTTGAACATCGAACCAAATACAGCAACGCACTTGCGGACTCGTTCGTGATAGAAGTGTGTGCCGAACATTAACTGAAGTCCCCAAATGGATTGCTTTCTGTGAAGTCAACGAATTCCAGAGCAGATACGTCGAAGTCTGTAGTGTTTTCAGTGAACCCGCCTGGAGAGTTTGGTTGTAGTTTCTGTAACTCTTCTATCAGGGTTGGGGTCGCCACTGCACCAGAAGTACCACCGACCACTTGTTGCGTGGTGGTGAATGCCTGATACTCTCCTGAGTTGTTTCCAACGTGAGTTAGTCTCAACACATTACCGATTAACCCAGAATCAGAGTCTTGCCAATGGACAACCTCTCCGGTCACTGTATGGTTATCGAATGCCTGTGAAATGGTTTCTCCGATAATAAACCCAGTCGAAGCAGAGTCCACAGTAAGTTGCCACTGGTACGAGGCAAAGTCTTCAACATCGTCGATTTCTGGCACGAGGGTGTCGAAGTCTTCGTTCGTATATTCGAACAACTCGCAACGCATGCGG